TGCTCTTACTGCGAAGCAAGTTAAATCTCACGCAGCCACATTCGCAGGGTTTTGCCATATAATCATTTAGGTTTACAACAGTCACGTCGTGCTAATCATAAGTTTCTTCACGATATTTCACCTCATCTTGCATTACTTTGTACAGGGCTGGGCGCATTCTTTTCTGCTGTGTGTCTAAGATAGCTCTAAGGTGGTATGGGTTTAAGCCAGCAATTGTAACATACCTCAGAGGCTCTCTGCTATCCTTACCGTAAGTTCCCCACTTAACCACCTCTCTTATCAACTCATGGCTATCGTCTGAGGTGACAGTTAGCATTTCCTCATCACCGTTAGCAGAACACCTCACGTAGTCGCGCCCACCATCTAGCATATACTCTTTGCCGTTAGCATCAGTATGCGTAACATAATCGTGACGATGGAGTGACTCAAGTATTGTTCCGTCAGGTGTCCGCATTCTACTGCTTAATATAACACTCATAACTTCCCCCTTTAACTTTTCTTTTATGGTGCCGACACTGATGTCGGTAGCATCCGTTTCTCTTCATCTGTTAGGCTCATAGCTTCCACCTATTATGGTTTACCAATTGGTCAGTTTAGGTACTATTGGGCCGTATATTCGGTAATAATTAAACCGTCTGGCATCTTCAGCCGCGACCTCGCAACCCTATCGACTTCAGCCATTGCCGTATTAATTCAAAGTAGTCTATCCATTACTTTTCTGGAGGAATAATGTAGCTTGTAATATAGGAATCAAGTAACGCTTCCTTCTCATGGTTATCCTGCTGTTCCACCATCTCGATTAGACGACTTAAGTACCAGTCTGCCTTCTTTAGGTCTTCTACTGGCTTACCCTTGTAGTCGTAGCGCCAGAGGTACTTCATGCAGTTGCCCTTGAGGTAGCCTTTAAACGCAGCAGGCGACATAGAATCTTCGATAGCGTCAATACACTCAATGTTCCCTGTGTTGTAGTGGTCAGGGCTGTTTACTGCGTCTTCCTCTTCAGTGTCCGGTTCTTCGACGTCAGACTCTTCTTGGGCTGCGTCAAGATATACTTTCATTAAAGACTCGTCTATTCTAGAACCGCCTTCATCAGGCCAACAGCCCCCAAACAAATCAACGTCTTCTTTAGAAGCTATCTGTGCCGCAAACCTTGTGCCATCGTGTACCCAGCTAGAGTTCAAGCGTTTCATGTATTCATCAAAGGTAGGCTGTCCTGTTTCTCTAACTCTATCCCAGTCTTGAGGGGTTGCGTCATTAATGCTCATCTTTAAAATCCTCTTTTACTTTTGTGTTAATCCAGTTATCGGGTATGCTATCTTCACTAAACCATCTAAAGTTATTGGCTGATGCCCACTCTCCGTGTGACCGCCTTGTTCCATCCTTACGAACCTTTGCGGAAGGCATTGGAGCATTGGGGTTTGCAAACAAGAATACCAACTCAACATCAGCAGGAAGCACCTTGGCTATCCAGATATACTTAGAGTATTCTGCACTGTCCCAAAACCTTCCCTTGGCTTCAAGCAGTATCTTCTTCCCCTCAATAGTTCTAACAAAGTCAGGCTCATACTTGTGTGTCACAGTATACTCAACCTTGTCAACATGAAACTCCCAACCATCAAGGATGCCAGAGTGAAGTTCATATTCCCAGTTAGAGTCATAGCCTTTAATTAAATCTTTCTCAACTGGTCGCTTTACTCGTGGCTTCCTAAATCCTTTACGTATCTTTGGCATGGTACTCCTTATCGCTGTTCCATCTTCCATGCAATGTCTTGAGCTGTGACATCTTCAACCTGCTTGTCAGGAAAAATTTTAATAAGCTGTTTGATTTTAATAGTTAGCCACTTCATTGTGTAAAAACTATTGTGGATTGTACCCCTTGCCCAGATGTGTGTCTGTTTAGGGAGCATAGATTTAAAATTTTCTTTAGTAACTTTAGCGGCCTCCTCTTCAGTGAGAAGGCCCCTTAACCATTCAAGCTGTAAAGCTTCAGAATGTTTTTTAATTCGCTTGGACTTCTTGCGGTTCATAGTATCTCATCCACCTTTGGTTCTACTTCTACATGTGTTAAATACTTGTAGCCGGTAGAGTATTTAAAAGTTCTAAGGCCAGCACCATCGTTGGCATCTTTGTGACATTCATGTTTGTACTTACACCACGTACATCCTTTAGGCAATTGCATGTTTCCTTTCTTGCCATCAGGTGTGGGAGTATAACACATTTCAGGGGGCGTGTCAAGTTTTAATTCACCTAACAGTGTATTTATTTTTGTGTCGATGTTGGGCTTATCTAAATCATCCGGCACATACATACAAAGTTCACCGCTTTCTTTGTTGATAACAAGAAACCCACCCTCATCTGTGCCCTCTGCTTTCTCGTAACCAGCAAGCTGTCCTAAGTAACCGAAGGGGTCGTCAGCAGCGAGTGTGCCCTGTCTAAACTTATTGAATGCAAACTTGGATGCAGACTTAACATCAACTACTTGGCCGTTAATCTTACAATCCATGTGCCCTGTAATGCCGTTGACCTTAACTTCTTTCTGTTCATCAGTAACGTTGTGTCCTGACATCCTTACAAGCATGAGTACAATCTCTTCTAACACATGACCATAGAGAAACTTAATCTGTGTTGCACCGTCTACACTGCCACGCCCTTTAGGGTCACGCTTCTCAAACCACAACTGTCGTGATGGCTTACCTACGTTGGACATTCTAATGTTGAAGTTGGTGTCTCGTTTACGTGGTGTTGCCCAACTAAGGATAGCTTCTTTCATTGCAACCATTGTAAGGTCAAGCGCCTCCTCCGTTATTGGAAGAGGCTCACCACCTGAAAGTTTCTCAAGTAACTCATAGATGTCAGGGACTAAAGTATTAAGCGGCTTCTGGTTCATCTTCTAACTCCTTAAAGGCTTTGATTACATCTGAGGAAAATAGCTTCTGTAAGTTTAATAGATACATTTGACTGGCTCTATTGTCACCACCTGATACTGTTTTAAAACTGTCTAATCGTTTAACAATCTTTCTTAATGTGTTTGTGTTGAATACAAGTGTACAGTATTCTTCATCACCAATACATAAGTTGTGGAACCAATAGTCAGATTCTGTTGCATCAATACCTGAAGGCTTACCATAGGATTTATACTCAATGGCGATGTTGCCTGTCTTAGCCCACATCCCACGCTCTGACTTAACTTCTATCTTCTTGTTGGTGAGCATGTCTGCAATCTTATCTTCTCGTATCTCACCGTACTGTAGGTCGAGGTCGAACTTCTTTCTGTCTGCTTTAATGGGTTTCATGCCAGCCATCTCCGATATTGTAGTCGCCATCTAGGGGACAATTTAATTTTAAGTTTATACCAGCCTGAACAATTGCTTGAACACCTAGTTCGCCTACTTGTTTTGCATCTGATTCTTTACACTCAATCTGCCACTCATCGTGGACGTTGGCTACAAACTTAGCATCAATCTTAAAGGTCTTAAAGTAACCGTCAAGGATAACCAAAGCCTCCTTCATTACGATTGCCCCAGCACCCTGCAACAATGTATTAAGTGCAGCGTGTTCAGAACGTATGGTCAGCTTGCGGCCATCTAGTCCCTTGAGGAAGCCCTTTTTACTGTCTCGTTGTACTCGTTGGATAAGAGCTTTAAGTGATGGGAGACTATCAAGAAATTGCTCTCGCAGTTGCTTACCTCTTGACTGACCTGCTTTAACCACTGACCCAATCTTTGCATTTCCGGCTCCGTATAGGAAGGCATAGATGAAAGTCTTCGCCTGATTTCTTGATTCAAGTCCTGCAAGTCTTTGATTAGTGCTGTGAATGTCACCGTTGAGGATTTCATTTGTGTACTCCTTATCGTCCATATAGTGTGCAAGCATTCTAAGCTCTAAGCCAGAGGCATCAATACCTACGAGTTTGTTACCAGTCTCTACAGTCCAGCAAGCTCTACACTCTTTACCGTAGGGTGAGTTACTGCTTGGTATCTGTGCCATGTTAGGATGACTGTGTGTCATGCGGCCCGTCACTGCACCGTTAGGATTAACATAACCTCGAACTCTGCCGTCATCCTCTACTGTCTTGAGCCAACTGTTTACCTGAGCTAAACGCTTCTGAAGCATTAGGTAAGTAGCAATCAATGCAGCTTCGGGGATACCTTTAACTTTGTTTAGTGTACCCTCATCAACGATTGGCTGACCAGTAGGTGTGAAGTTCTTAGGAACCCAACCGGCTGCAATCAACACATCACCAATCTGTTTACGAGAACCTAGGTTGAACTCAGTATATGTCTTACGGGTTACCGGCTTGTCAGTGTTGAGCATTGCTGTCCACTCTTCGTCTGTAAGCCTGACACCTTTGTCGTGTTGGTCTTTAGCTGTCTTAGCTATCGCACCAGTCTTAGTGTACTGAGGCTTGAGTATCTGTGTCTCAACCTTGGGCTTGACAGTCTCATGTACCTCAGCTTCTGTAGCATCTAACTTCTCTTGAAACATTGCAACCATCAGCATAGCTTTCTTTACATCTAACTTGAAGCCGTTGTCTCGTTGCTTATCTATAATCCAAGCAACGTCATGCTCTAACTTAACTGCTTGTGGGGTGTAGCCCCTACTCTCTACTCGAAGCTGCTGATATACTTTAGTGTTAAGCTCAACGTCTCGCTTGCAGTACTGGAGCATCGCTGGTGAATAAGCATCCCAAGCATCTTCATTATCTCCGTAGTCTCCCTTGGTATATTGAAGCCGATAAC